GACGGCCTTTTGACTCTCCGCATTGATACTGCCGCCGGGTGCGTTTACCTTAGCGAGGTGTCGGCGGGCAACCCGGCGTTGAAAGTGGAGCTGATCCACCGTGCCAACAACGCGGAGAGATACGAATTCTTGCAGCGCCCCGATCTATGGGCGGCAGACTTGATCGCAGACGCCAAACGTTTACCACTGGCCGACAGGGCCGAGGTTTACGAAGCGGCGATAATGGCGTTTATGGATTACTAGGAGATCACCGAAATGTTTTACCCTTACGACGACAACGCGGTGGCGCGGGCACTGGCCAAGGCCAACGGCGAACCCGAGCCGCCGATCTATCAGTTCCCCGTTTGGTTCGTTGTGCTGGTTTGCGCCTGCTACGTTGCTGGCGGGCTGTTTGCGTGGTGGTGGTTCTGATGTTTTACCATCCGACAAAGCAGGCCGCGATCGAAGCCGCTGCAGGGCTGCTTGACGACCCCCGCGTGGCGAGCGTGCGGTTTGACATGGAGGAGCGCAACGGGTGGGTGATTGTGGTGGTGCCCAAGCTGCACGACCTAACCGCATGGCAGACCCACTGCGAAGTCTGGCAACCTGTTCTTGAAGGCCGACGCATAACCGGCAGGCCCGCCAGCTATATCAGGCCCCCTACGGCGGCCCAAGGCTCGCTACAGCCCCGAAAGGCGGAAAAGCGGGTCGTAGCGCCCCCGCCGCCCCCTCCACCGCCCTAGCGCCGCCCCTGCGCCCGTGTTAGCTTGCGGGCGCAACTAAGGGGTTAAACCATGCCAAAGGAATACGCGGTGATCAGTTGCCGCAATACGATGGACCTGTTCAAGCGCCACGCGGGCAACCATGGCGTCTATATACCGATTGAGCGGGTGCGAAAGGTGGATAAAAGGGGCATCGCCAGCGTTAAGCAACGGGCCGCGATACCCGGCGTCGCCTTTGTGCCGGTGCCAGCGTTGCCGGAGTTCTTGCGGCAATGCGAAGTCAGCATTTACAGCATATCACGGATGATTACGCCGGGGCCACAGGGCCGGTGGATTCTGGCCACGCTCGAGGAACTCATCCGGATGCAATCCATACTTAATAGTGAATTTGAAGAAATCAAGAACCCCCTGCTACCTGATGAAGATCGCTTTGAGGTTGGCGACGTGGTGGAGGTTGTGGGGGTGCCGGGGTTTGCGGGGCAACGGGGCACCGTGCAGAAGGTGCGCCGCAACGGCAAAGTTCGGCTGTCCCTTGACGTTGGCGGCATTGGCTACGTGGAGTTAAGTAAAAACTTTGTGACGCTCTGCAATTAAGCCTTGCAAAGCCCGACGCCTTGTGCATATAGCTTGTTCATGCCCGAGGCCCCCGCTCGCTGTTGAATGCTGGAGCGGTAAAGGTGGGATGGCAGTTATCAGGCAAATATCGCAGGAAGCGACGGTGCGCAAGCAATGGGCAGAGGCTAATGGAACGCAATTTTTACGAACGTCACAACCGCCACCAGCGTCAAGTCGCCCTGCTTAACCCTGCAGCACTTTACATCCAGTTCGAGGACTACCTCAAGCACAAGCAAGGGCTAGGCCAGCCGGTCGAGGAGTGCATAACCCACTTCCAAGGCAATGCCACCAGCTACGATAGAAAGCTGAAGGCGCTAATAACGCTTAAGGGCTTCGCGCAGCACATGGGCTGGACCAAGCGCCGACTTGACGCCCAAAAAGACAACGGGCCAGACTGGGCAGAGGCCCTTGAATTTATCACCGAGGCTTGCGAGGTTGACCAGCTTGAAGGTGCGGCTGTCGGACTGCTTAACGCTGCTCTGATCGGTAAGATGCAGGGCTTGGCAGACAAACAGGAGATCACCGGTGCAGGCGGCGGACCAATACAAACCCAAGACACCACGCTCCGCAGCCGGATCGCAAGCAGAGTCGCTGGCCTTGCTTCCAGAGTTGGAACGCCAGACGATTCTGGCGGAACTGACTGACGAAGAGCTTGCCGAACTTGAATACGATTGGCGCTTTTGGGGCCGCCATAACCAGCTCCCGCCGGAAGGCGCTTGGGCGACGTGGCTGGCCTTGGCCGGTCGTGGGTTTGGTAAGACTGAGGCAGGCGCGCAGTGGGTGCGGACCCGCGTGATGGAACAAGGCGCAATGGATATTGCGCTGGTTGCCGAAACGCAGAAAGACCTTGAAGAGGTTATGGTGCCGCGCCTTTTGGCAGTTCACCCGGCGCACGAACGCCCGGTGGCCCGATTCAAACCCGTGCGGCTGGTTTGGCCGAATGGCGCAGTGGCGCACGGTTACAACGGAACAGAGCCTAATCAGTTGCGCGGCCCCGAGTTTGATACAGCTTGGGTTGATGAGCTGGCGAAATATCGCTACGCCCGTGACACTTGGGACATGCTGCAGTTCACCATGCGAAAGGGCACGGACCCGAGGGTCTTTGTCACAACCACACCACGCTCAATTGCCGTGCTGCGAGAGATCATAGCCGATAGCACAACGGCGGTGACTACCGGTAGCACGTTCGACAACGCGGGCAACCTGCCCCCCGAGTTCCTTAGCAAGCTGAAGAAGCGTTACGGGGGGACACGGCTGGGCCGCCAGGAGCTCAACGCGGAGCTCCTGGACGATATGCAGGGCGCGCTCTGGGACCGTAATAAGATCGACGAAAACCGCGTGTCGGTGGCCCCCGAAATGGTCCGGGTGGTTGTGGCGGTCGACCCTAGCGGCACGGCGGGGCCTGACGACGATGGCGACCCGATTGGGATTGTGATTGCAGGCAAGGGCATTGATGGACGTGGATACGTGCTCAATGACTACAGTTGCAAACTGTCCCCCGATGGTTGGGGCCGCCGCGCGGTTAGCGCATATGAGAATTACAGCGCCGACCGCATTGTGGGCGAAGCCAACTTTGGCGGGGCCATGGTTGAACATGTTATTAGGACAGTTGAGCCCACCGTCAGCTATCGTGCCGTAACCGCCAGCCGGGGCAAGGTCATACGAGCCGAGCCGGTGGCGGCGCTTTACGAACAAGGCCGCGTGTCACACATTGGATCGATGCCGGAGTTGGAAGACCAGATGTGCCTGTTCGGCGTTAATGGTTACACCGGCGAGGGCTCGCCAGACCGCGCTGACGCGCTGGTTTGGGCGCTGACAGAACTAATGCTTGACAAGCCAAAATCAGCTGGAATAATGCTTCGAAAGAAAAACCGATGAACCCCTTAAAGATGCTCATAAACGCGGCAAGGCGCGTGGAGGCCATGTTCCCGGGTTATTACGAAAATTCAAAGCACGACCACAATAAGGATTTCGGCTACCCCGATCACCTTGACTTCCCATCGGTTTATCAGCGTTACCTGCGAAACGGTATTGCTTTCGCCGGTGTTGAGCAGACCATTCTTAAGACGTGGGAAGATAACCCGGAGCTTTGGGAAAGTAGTGCAGGCACCAAAGAGACCTACGGCGAAAGTGAGCTGCGCCAAAAGTTTGACGATCTCCGCTTGTGGCAGAAACTGGCGGAGGCCGACCGCCGCGCCATGGTGGGCGGTTACGCCGGGTTGATTCTGCGCTACGGCGATCAGATGCAGTTTAAGGACCCGGTGGGCAACGTCCCCGGCGGCCTTGACGGTCTTGTTGACGTGATCCCCGCATGGGCGGGCCAGCTTAAAGTTTCGGCATGGGACACCGACCCTCAGTCCGTGAACTATGGCCAGCCGGTGATGTTCAACTTTAACGAGTCCGAAGTCTCGAACAGCCGCGATGAGGTTGCCAAGAATCGCAGCTTTGAAGTGCATCCAGACCGCGTCATTATATGGTCGCGCGACGGCACTGTCCATAACCGATCGGTTCTGGAGCCGGGCTTCAACAGCCTGATCGATATGGAGAAGATAAGCGGCGCAGGCGGCGAGGGCTTTTGGAAGAACGCCAAGAGCGCCCCCGTGCTTACGACGGCCCCCGATATAACGGTGGCCGACATGGCTAAGGGCATGGGCGTGACGGTCGAAGAAGTTGCCGACAAGATGAACGATCAGGTCCAGGACTTCAACAAGGGCTTTGACGCGATGCTTATGCTGCAGGGCATGGAAGCCAAAACGCTTGGCATATCACTTCCACAGCCTGAGGAGTTTTTTAACATCCCGGCGCAGATGTTTGCCGCGTCAATTAGCTGCCCTATGAAGATACTGGTGGGGTCGCAAACCGGCGAGCGTGCCAGCACCGAGGACGCAGACCAGTGGGGGCGCACGAACAAATCGCGCCGCGTCAACATCGCCATACCAAACATCATGTCGCTGGTGCGCCGCCTTGAGGACGCCAAGGTGCTCCCGCTCAAGGACTGGTATATACACTGGTCCGATCTTACGGAAACCAGCATGGCCGAGAAAATCGATCGCGCCGACAAGATGGCTGGCGTAAACCAAAAGTCGGGCGACGAGATATACACCGCCGACGAAATACGAATCACCACAGGGCACAATCCGCTCAGTGCAACGGCTGGAGATCAAGATGAATAAGCACGTCCGCGTCAATATCCGCACCGTCGTCAACATGGCCGCCATCCGGCGCGAAAACCGCAACGGGCGCGACAAGATTATTGTGCCATCGGCAACCCTGCCCGATGGTGTGATCATGAACGATATCCGCTACCCCGCGGAGGAGATTGCCAAGGGCTTTATGACGCTGAACCGCACGCCTGCCCCCTTGGGGCACCCGGTGGTCAATGGCGTGTTCATAAGCGCGTCGGACCCCGAGGGAATCAACATGGGGTGGATCGGGGCGCACAACGAAAACGTTCGCCAAGAGGGCGGGCGCGTGCTGTTGGACAAAGTCATTGACGTTGCCCGCGCAAACGAAAGCATCGGGGGCCGCGCGGTCCTCGACGCCATTGCAAAAGGTTTGCCGATCCACACCAGCACCGGGTTGATGTGTGATCTTGTGGCCGAGGACGACGAAACAAAAGGTTACAAGAACACCGCCATCAATATGACGTTCGACCACGACGCCATCTTGCTGGACGAGGAAGGCGCAGCTACCCCCGCGCAGGGCGTCGGCATGATGGTCAACGCTGAAGGCAAAGAAACCCAGATTGAGGTTGTCAATTCTTACTTGGATGACCTCGATTCTGAAATGAACTACGTTGCCGATATGGCACTTAGGGCGGCCGAAAGGCTCGAGCGTGCGCCAATGATGGCGCGCATTAAGACCGCAATCATGGACGCCATCAGTGGCACCACGCGGGAACAATCTGTAAACACAGGAGACGCAGATATGGACAAAGCGACATTCGACGCGCTTTCCGCGAAGGTTGACACCCTCGTGGACTCGCAGGCCACCGTTGGCGAGACCATTGCCAACGCGGTCACGGCTGCTATGAAGCCACTGCTCGACAGCATCGCGCTGACGGCGGCAAACCAAAAGGCCAAAGACGACGCCGAACACGCGGGCTACGTTGCCACGATCGTCAAGGCCAATGTGCTTGACGAAGCAACGGCGAAGAACCTCCCGTT